GCTCAGGCTCAGGCTCAGGTTCAGGTTCTGGCTCTGGTTCTGGCTCTGGTTCTGGCTCTGGTTCAGGTTCTGGCTCAGGTTCTGGTTCAGGTTCTGGCTCAGGTTCAGGTTCCGGTTCTGGTTCCGGTTCCGGTTCTGGTTCTGGTTCCGGTTCTGGTTCTGGTGGTTCTGGTTCGGGTTCGGGTTCAGGTTCTGGTGGCTCTGGTTCTGTATCCCCCATTATAATGTATAACAAGAAAAAAATAGCCTAATTATAATATATTATACGATTGAGCATAATATATTATTTCCGTAACCGGGACTCGAACCCGGGTCAATCGGGTGAAAGCCGACTATCCTAACCACCTAGACTATTACGGAATATTTATTCTAAATACTACTATATGATAGCTATAATTATCATATAGAATTTATTTTATAAAGTGTATATTCATTTTTTTTTGAATATTAAAATATGTTATAGTTTCGTGTGGATTTATAATTAATAATTTTTTTAATTTATCATCTATTAATATATTTTGTTTGTTTGATTTATCTTGTAAATCATGTTCTTTTATATAATTCATTAAATATTTTGTAACATCTGGTCTTGATTTTTCTGTACCATGCTCAACATTCATAAAATCACATAAACTGTCAGAAATTTTCCCCTTTTTTGCAAATCCAGATGGTTTTTTTATATTTTTTTTTTTTGAAATATCTTCTTTTTTTATTTTTTTTTGTAATGCTTTAAGTTGAATTAAAATCATATTTGTTTTATCCTTTAATCCATTTACGTCATCTATTAATTTAATTATACTATCCACCATATTTTCATTATTCATTAAAAATATATATTAGGTTATCTTTAAATATTTATTCACTAGATTCTTGTGGCTGTTGAGTAGAATCTCGCGGCTGGCGACGAGACTTCATAAGAACCCAATCATGTCCTGGAACATGGCTTGGCAATACATGACTCTGCTCACGAGGACCTCGGCCACCCGCTCGAGGACGACGAGTCTGTCCATTTCCTTGACGCTGAGATTCGCACATGAGCTTTCCACCGGAAACTCCACGAACATTAGACGCCTTCCAAGTATGATTTGAATTTTCTGCCTTTTCCAATTCAAATGTAACATACTCACCCAATAGAAGATACCTATACTGGTCTGCATCACACTGCAATGCACTGTGATGAACAAAAATATCTTCGCCATTATGCTCATCATTTTCACCGGTTACCGTAATAAAACCATAACCCTGGCGATTGTTAAACCACTTTACACGACCAGACTTGACGGGGAGACTTTCAACTTCTTCAGATTCACTCATTATGATATAACTATATATATGTCTTTAAGTTTATATCATATATTTATTATCAAATACATATGTAATGGAAATAGATTCATTAGCATGGGAAAAATCGAATCAAGGACATAAATATAATACATTTACTCAATATAAGTCAAATAACTTGATAAAGCATATCTATATATATACATCTGTTTATGGTTATAATATTGCAAAGTATTTATTACACTATTTAACAATGAATCAAATATCATGTTCATTACATACAAATACACTTATACATGATAAAATAGATTCCAGTTTAGATGATGAATATTTTTTTATATTTTTTCCTCATAATTTAGAAATTCAAATACCAAAAAACAAAGTTTTTTTTTATCAATTAGAACAAATAAATAGTGACAATAAATATAAAAGAATTATAAATAATAATTTAATTAACAATATAGAAAATTCTATTATTACTTTTGATTATTCTAAAGAAAATATAAATTATTATAGCAAAAAAATTAATGCAAAAATAAGTTATTTGCCTCCTCCGTGTAACCATATTATCAGTTCAAATGGGGATAAAGAATATGATATTTTATTCTATGGAACATTGAATCAAAGAAGAAAGGATATTTTAAATTATTTAAAACAATATTATAACGTTCATGTGATTTATAATATATTTGGTCAAGAATTAGATAATTATATAAAAAAAAGCAAAATTATATTAAATATACATTATTTTGATAATCCTATTCTAGAAACATTAAGAATACATCAAGCAATTTGTCATAATGTGCATATTATAAGTGAAGGAAAAACATTACTTAATAGCGAATTATATAATTCATGTGTTCATTTTATAGATTATATAAGAGATGATTTATCTAATATTTCTATTTTAATGGATGATATTCAATTTTTACTTAAAAGAAAATATATAATTAATAATACTGAATTAATTAGCAAATTAAATCATGACTTTAATAATGGTATTCAAAAATTATTTATTCTAAAATACCCTTACTTATTTCATAAATATATATTAAATATACATTGTTTTAACAAACCTCCTATATACGAAATAGATAAACAAGTTCCACTTAATAATTCTCAAATATGTCATATACATTGCTTTAATATAAATCAATTTAATAACATTTTTTACAGTTATTACAATAATATAAAACAATATTATAGCATTATTATTACTTACTCAAAAGGTAAAGTAAAAAATATAAATAATGCAACTATTTTAAAAATACCTAATATTGGAATGGATATTGGTGCAAAACTCATTGCTATTTATTATTTGAATGAAAAAAATATTTATTATGATAACATTTTATTTATCCATTCAAAAAATAATGCCGAATTAAGAAAGAAATATTTAGACCCATTAGCCATTAGTGATAAAAAAGTGCAATATAATCAAAAATTATCATATACTCATGCAGCAATATTTCCAAATGATTTAGAATTAAATGGAGATTATAATCTAGGATATTTTACATCAAATAATCTATATCTTAATGAATTTTTATCTTTTTTAAATATTCCATTATATACTACTAAATTTATTCAAGGTAATTGTATGATTTTTAACAAAAAAATGATAGATATAGTTTTTAACAATAATTTAATTTTATTATATAATATATTAAATACTGAAAATAGCTTTGATTATAACTATATTCATTATTTATATAACTTAGAAACAATGGAAATTCATGAATCGTATGAATTTTATAAAACAAATAAAATATCACCGAATCATATTTATGCTAGAAAAACAAGCAATAAACTTTTTCAAGATGGAGCAATTGAGCATATATTTGAACGATGTTATCTAAATATATTAATACACTTAAAATTATCTTATTTACAAGTGTCTTCTTCCATTAAACCATTAAGTGTAAAAAAAAAGAAAATACAAATTTTTGGTGACCAATATGAAAATGAATCCACTCATTTATTATTTCATAATGCAAATTGTATCTATTGCAGAAATAATATTTATAAAAATTATGTTATATATCAACCAGAAAAACACATATCATCTAAATTTTTAGATAAATTTAATAAAATTCCATTAAGAATAGATAAAATAACTCAACTAAAAAACAATAAAAAGATTTATTGTTCAAAATATATACTTATTGTAACTAATCCAAAAATATTAAAAATTCTTTTAAAAAATAATAATTTAAAACTGAATGTTATTATAAATATTAAAAATCCAATTAAAGAATCAATACAATCCGTATTTAAATTAAATAAAAATATTACCTTATGTGATGCAAAAACCTATTATGAAGATACATTCTATAATATATTGAATAAATTTAATATATGGTTTAATAATACTATACAATTGTTTGGTAATAATTTTTTTATAGATGATACATTAGTTCATATTAAATCTGATGATAAAGATGATTCTATTGAACATTTACTAATAAAACATAACATTATTGAACCTTGCACTAAAAATGAAGTGTATTGTGTAAAAAAATCTACTCCTAATACAAGATATATTGATTTTAAAAAAAATTTTAATTTATCAGAATCTCATAAAATGTTATTAATTAATAGTTCATATATGAAATACTTTTATAAGTCAAAAGATATAATATTAAATAATATTATATGAATCATCATGTATTTGACTGGAAATTTTACATATCATATTATAAAGATTTAAGAGAAAATGGAATCATAAATGAACGATTAGCTATAATGCATTTTAAACGATTTGGTAAAAATGAAAACCGGATTACAAATCAAAAAATGCTTACAAATCCTAAATATATTAATTATTTAGATACACGGTTTTATAATAGAGAGTATAACATAAATAATGATTTTCATAAAGAATTAGATGTTATAAATCATTGGATAAATTATGGTCAATATGAAGGTCTTATTAATAATTCAAATAAATTAACAAATATATTTTTAAAAAACTTATTTATTGTAAACGAACAATTTAAACATATACCATGCAATACCAATAAAAATAAAAATTTAATTAATATATTAATAAGAACATCCAATAGACCTCATTTTTTTAAAAAATGTTTACAAAGCATATTAGCTCAGTCCTATAAAAAATATGCTATTTATGTTAGCTATGATAATGGTGATACTGAATTTTATGTCCGCTCCTATCATAATATAAATTATGTTGATGTTATTGATAAATATAACGGTAATTATTCATATAATTTATACAATAATGACTTAATGGACCATATAAATCAAGGATATATTTTATTTTTAGACGATGATACTATGTTAACACATGAATCTTCTCTTGAAATTCTAAATAATAATTTAGATGAAAATTCAGCAGTATTGTGGAATATATTAAAACCTCATAAAATTATAATTCCTGGTAAAATAATCGAAAAAAATGAAATAGATACAAGCTGTGTATGTATACATCATAGTATTTGCAAACAAAATACATGGAAATCTATACGGGCAGGTGATTATTATTTTTTTGAACCACTTATAAATAATATGAAAAAAGTATACATACCTTTATCATTGACAAGATGTATATATGATAATATAATTAATGGTCATGGAATGAATAATTATAATATTCCTGATGAAAAATACAATATTTTTTTAAAATATAAATCAGATATTAATCATTTAATACAACCAAAAATTAATTTATATTGCACAAATATTACAAATAATGTATTAGAAGATATTTATGAAAATATCAACTCTTTTTTAAAATATATTAAAAACTACTCTAATATTATTTTACTATGCACTGATCCAAAAAATTATGGAGGGTCATCTGTAAATACATTAAAATTACATCATTTTTTTATACAGCATAAAAAAAAGGTAAAAACAATATTTGTAAATAATAATGAAAAAAATACATATAATGATAATATTTACACAATAAGACCTGATTCTATTGAAGATTTTTTAAATCAAATCGATTTTAATCCAGACTTAATTATTACAAAAAGCCCATTAAATTTTAATTTAAAAAACATATTTGATTGCCCTATATATTTTTTTATCAGTGGTATTTATACAAACTATTTAAATAAATATTATTACGATTTAAATGGCAAATTAGAACATGATAAATTTATTAATAATAATGTATTACAACAAATAAAATCTAGCACTTATTCATTTAGCAATAGCTCTCATACTCAAGACATTTTATTAAATATATATAATCTTAATACGTATATACTTTATACAAGCTTTGCAAAATATTTAAATAAATATATACCTTCTCCGCATTTATTTGAAACTAGACAATATGATTATGGTATTATTTGTTCTGATTTTTCTAGACCTATAAAAAATATAAAAAAATCGATATCTCGAATATCAGATCAGTATACTTATATTTTAATAGGCAATAATAGTCATTTTTATTCTCGTAAAAATGTTACTACATTTCCATATATTGAAAATATATCTCCTTTTTTAAGAAATATTAAGTATATTATACAAGATAGTTACTATGAATCTAGTAGTAATTTAGAAGTTGAGGCACTTTTTTCAGGATGTAAAATAAAAGATAAATGCGAAGAATGTTTAATACAATTTATTTATCCGAATAAAACATTGGAGTATATTATTCCATTGGCTAGTGAATATTTAACTATTTTTCCATTAACAAAAAAAACATTAAATGATATATTAATGAGCTATAATATTTATGACTTAAATGTAAAAAAAGTAAAATTATTTATAAATAACGAAAATAATTACAAAGAAAAATATATTTATAATGCATAATGAAAATTATTGTAACTGGTGGTATTGGATTTATTGGATATCATTTATGTGTTGAATTATTACTACAAGGACATTATGTTTTTTGTATTGATAATCATTCTTCTAGTAATAAAAAAAATCTTGAAAAATTATCTAAATTTGATAATTTTAGATTTATATGTCATGATATTATTCATCCTATTCCATTTATAGATAAAGTTAATCAAATTTATCATTTGGCATGTCCCGCATCTCCGGTATATTATCAATCTAATCCTATACATACCATTAAAACATGTGTAATTGGAACCTTAAATGTATTAGATTTAGCTGTTAAAAATAATTCTAAAGTATTGTTTACATCTACGTCAGAAATTTATGGTGATCCTCATATTTCACCTCAGAATGAAGAATATAGAGGAAATGTAAATCCTTTTGGACCAAGAGCTTGTTACGATGAAGGTAAACGTATGGGTGAAACTATTTTATTTGAGTATCATGATAAATACAATTTACCTATTTGTATTGCTAGACTTTTTAACACATATGGCCCTAATATGAATGCAAATGATGGTCGTGTTGTAAGTAATATTATTAATCAATGTTTACAAAACAAACCTATTACAATATATGGAGATGGAAGTCAAACGCGTAGTTTTTGTTATGTATCTGATACTGTTTCTGGATTAATTAAATTAATGAATAATACTATCATAAAACCCATTAATATAGGAAATCCACATGAAATAACTATTAAAGAATTATCTGAATTGTGTATTCAATTTATTTCTCCAGAATCACATATTATATATAAAGATTTACCAACCGATGACCCAAAAATACGAAATCCTGATATTTCAAAAGCAAAAAAAATATTAAATTGGGAACCTAAGGTTCCATTAGAAACTGGTTTAAAGAAAACAATCGAATATTTTAAATTATATTAAATAATTATTTCTTGAAACCGCTATATATTTATCACTTGCACCAACCATTATTGTTTCATTACCTTCTACTAATCTTCTTGTAAATATTGCCTCTGTTCCATCATTGTTAACCATATCCAATGCTTTTAGCTTTACTACTTCGTCACACATTGGGATACATTCTAGTATTTGACCAAATGGATTTCTGTTAAAATCTCCATCAAGACCCGCAATTATAACTGTTTTTTGATTCTGTTCACATAGAATCAAAAAGCTTTTCAAATCTCCAAAAAACTGAGCTTCATCTATTCCAATGATATCTGCATGAATATATAATTCTTTATGCTGAGAAAATACATCATTTAATAACGACACTTTCAATGCTGGTGCTTCTATCCTACTATGTGTTGCTACATTATCTTCCGTTCTTGTATCATTTGTATGATTTATCATTAATATATTCTTTCCTATTGCTTTATATCTGCTACATCGTGTTATTAGTTCGCTAGATTTTCCAGAAAACATACACCCTAAGATGATTTCAATACGAGCCTGCATGGTTACTCTTTCTTTTTTACTTTAAATGAATTCAATTTATTTATAATGCACAATAATGCAATAATATTATATTATAATAATCTTGGTCAAATTTTTCTCTAAAATGAATACGGTCTGTTCCTTGAAACATCATTAGACCTCCTGCGTTACAATCCACTGGAACACATTCTTCTTTCGGAGGATTTTCTGGATATCTTCCTTTATACTTCTCTGGTTGTCGCTTTTTATGAACATAAATAGGCCATTCACAATTATCTGGCTTATCAATAATAAAAGATACCGTATACTCACAATCAGCCCTATCTGTATGTCCTGGTAAATCTGCACCTTTTACATATGCTGATAAATAAGTATAAGTAGGTTTTAATGGTTTACCCGCTAATTTTTCAATTAATGGTAATATTTCATAATGCAGAAATCGTGACATTGGTTCATTATGAGCCTTATATCTATGTGCTTGCCTATCTCCCAATTCCCATACATTATTTGAAATTGTTTCTTTGTAATATGCTTTACATAAATTAAGAATATTTGCATCTAACACATCATTCACGGTTACAAGAAAGAAATCTTCATCTATATCATAATTATCTAACATTACCTTTTCATTTATACCTTTTTTATTCGTTGTATTTACTCTAATATCATTATATTTTTTTATGGTTTGTTTAAAACTATCTATATCCCCCTTGAAATTATAACAAAAACTCTTATTTGCACAATTACGTGAAATAGATTGATTATTTGAAAATTTCATCAATACTTCATTCAATGTATCGCTATAATTTTCTAATTCTACGATTTTTTCTTCTTTTATATTTGAAGCTAAATATGTATTTCCATCCACATCTTTTTCTCTTATATATAAATTCGCAATATATCCATTCATAGAACCATTATTTCTAAATGCTCTTTCTAAATTTTCATCTCTTTCTGATGTTTCTGATACTGTATTATTATATATTAAACAATCTCCTTGTGAAAACCCTTGATTTATATTTATATTTGGAAATTTTATTTCAAAATGGTTTGATAAAAATATTGTTATTGTAATCATACGTTGACCTAATTTTTTAAAGCAATCCCTTGAACATGTTTTTGTATCAAATGCTGTAAAATGCTTTCCATGCACTTCATTTGGCTTGTATTCTGTAATATTTATATTTTCATAATATTTACTAGAAATATCTAATATTTTTTCGAGATTAGAGACAAGATAAGGTAATTCGGTTATTTTTAGCCACCCGTTACGTCTTCTACCTCCTTGAGAAAATTTACATAATGCTATCATATTTGTTATTTCTTTAATATTTAGTAATCCTTTATGGTGAAACATATGCCTCTCTTTATATAAAATAGTTGGCTTTCCATTATACTCATTGTTTGTCTCTAATACATTTGTTGATACCGGAATATTTTTATAATAATCTGGATTGAAATCAGCATATAATATATTTGTTGGACATTCCTTAAACCACAAATTAAAAGCGTATTTTTCTCCTTCCAAAACAGGCATTCCCGCATGCTCGGATAATATATGTTTTTCATTGGTTTTACCTACCGTATTATGAAATATAAGCAACTTTCCTTGTTTAGCTTCAATCTCTACATTTAATTTTGTCATTTTTGTTCCACCTCCCTTTGACACATCATTTAAATAACATAATGCAGTCGCTAATCGAGCACCACCATATTTCATACATCGTAATGTCTTTTCTGACCCATTATGCTCCCAACTATCATAATGTTGACGATATTCTTGACTTACACCATAATAAATGACTTGAAACTGCTCCGCATTTTGTAGCGGCATACCAACTAAATTTGCAATTCTTTCACCAACTGCCTTTGTTATTTCATCATGGTCATGTCTTAACCATGTATTCATACCAGTTCTTCCTGTAGAAACATATCCTTTTTTATCATTACTCACTAATGCTCTGGTTAATGTTTTTTTTGATATTTCTATGAAATGATTACATTCTTCTGGTGTTATTACATTATCATGAGTAGCCACATATGGGTCTAAACAATGGGTCACTTTTTGACTGTTCTTTCCCAAATCACATGCTTCTGGTTCTGAATCATTCATTAATATAAGTATTTAATAAATTTACTATTTATTTTACGAATATCGCATACTATTTATATAGGATTCTCTATGTAATGCTTTATTTTTATAGTTGCGTTTTATTCTCTTTGTTGAATCAATTACTAATAATTTATTACTAAAAAAAGATAAAAAATCCATTCCCAATAATATGCTTTCTTTATCTGATTGATACTTTGCTTTATATACCTTAATCAATAAAGTATTTTTACATTTTAATTGAAAATGTTCTACAATACTATGAACATTATAATTATCTTCTTCTAACATACCTGTAAGCGAATTATCTAAAAAAACAATTAAACTACCAGACATATCCAGTAAACGTATTGAATTTAAAAATTCTTTTACGCCTTCATAATTGTCATTAAATACAACCAGCAATCCTATGTATGGATCATGATTCAAATCTCCTTGTAAATCATACATTCCAGTTTTTAATGGAAAAAACATGGTTATAGTATTTATATTTAATTGTCTTATAGGTAATTGTATAGGATACCATAATAATAATGGCGAATCCCATCCATTTTTTTCTAAAAAATTTACCTTTTTATGTATGGTTAACTTATAATAAATATATTTGTCTATTTTAGATTTTTTTCTACGTAATGTAAATAAAAAATTTCCTTTTTTATTCCATACTTTAAAAGCATTTGTAAAAAATATTGTTGAACGAAAATAATATTTTTTACAATTATGTATACATTTGTCTATTGTAATAAAATATGTATTTACTATATCCATTATTATATAATAATACATAATTATTTAAATAAGTCACATGAATCAATAGATGAATCATCACTATCATCTTCCATTATAGGATTTAATGGCTCACCATTTTTCCACATATTAATTTTGGTCTGAATATATTTATTATAATGATTTATCATATATTCCTTTCCATATTCATAATTATTATTACAAAAACTAGGAATAATTCTATAAAATACTAAATTATTTCTAAAAAAAGATTTAAAATTATTTTTATCGATGTAATTTTTGTCTTTATACATAGAAAAATGATTTTCCCACATGCTATAATAGTCACCAGGATATTTCTTAATAAATCGACAAGATGTCATTTTATTTAATATACTACAATTATGAATATCTTCATATTTGCCTATATAATTTAAATAATATGCTCCCATACTATATTCTGGACTAACTTTTCTATTTTCATCTTTTAAGGGGATATAATGCAATTTATACCATACATTATATTTAATTATACATGGAGATATTGAATGAATTGCATTTTTAGAAATATTACATAAATTAATAAATGCATAATTTGATATACATGTATCTATTAATGATTCAAGAGGTATAATAGAATCTAATAATAATTTCCAATCATCCTCTATCCACATTATAAGCGGTTCAGTTAAACACATTTTCACATGCGAGTTTATTTCATGTGATAATTCTTTATAAGCATTTATATAATTCTTATGCTTGTCTCCATGTATAAATTTTATTTTTATATTCTTATCATTTAATAATCTTATTATATTTTGTTTTGTTTCTATTAATGTATCCTCTAGGTCTTTTAAAACACTTATATGAAAAAACCATGTAATTATATACCTATTTTTATTTATATTATCTATCCATTCTATCCAATCTTTTAATGTATCATTATGCAATTTTATTCTATTTAATGATACCGAACCTATTATTATTTCTGTCATTAAGTTATATATACTTTTTTTTTTTCATATTATTTCATATGTATTGTTCTAATATAGAATTAAAAAATAGAAAATATTTGGATTATACGTGTGAACATATTAAACAATTTATTAAAATCTATTGCCCAATTCAATATTTTTTAGATAATTCTACTAATAAAAAATATATTTATAACAAGCTAACAAATAAAAAAAAGACTCTTTTATATGTGATTAATTTTAAATATTATTTATTTAAAATGTCTCGCATTCGCATTTGGATTATTAAATCATTTTATAAATTACATAATATATCTTTATTTATAACTGGTTTACATTGGTATAATTATAATAATTCAAAAACTTTACTAGAAAATATAAATTCTATGGGAATAACTCCTGATTATATTATATGGTATAAACCCCTAGAATATGATTGTTCTGGTATTCATTGTTGTAAATGTATTATATACAATGAAATGTGGGATGTTTCATATACTACAAATGAAATATTAAAAAGCAACTCAAATATAATAATATGTCATCATTTGAAAGATTATGATTTTTATAAAGGACACTTAAAGCAATATTCTAATATAAAATGTCTATATATACCTCATCATAGCAACCCTCGTATATTTTATAATATGAATTATACTAGACATATTGATATATTAATATCTGGTATTACAACAGATCAGCATTATCCATTAAAAAGTCGATTGGTAACTATAATTCAAAAATATAAAAATAGTATTTTAAAAAACTATACTATTTATCATCATATTCATCCAGGATACCAAGATACTATTGCATTTGATGACAATAATCAAAAAACATATAACAAATTAATCAATCAATCTAAAATTTGTATTTGTTGTAGTTCTAAATATAAATATAGACTTGCTAAATATATTGAAATTCCTATGAGTGGAGGAATTATTTGTGGAGATATACCTTATAAAGATAATGAAACTTTTTCTAAATTTATAATTGAAGTAAATATGAATATGAGTGATTTACAAATAGCACAACTATTACATAATCATCTTAGTAATCAAGCTTTATTAAAAAAAAAACAAACACTTGGTGAAACATGGGCTAAACAATATACATTAGATAAATATGCCACTCTTTTTTATAATAATATATTATGAAAGTATTATCTATTATTGGAGACAAATTATTATATTCAGATTTAAATGCTGTTATACAAATTGCTAGCCAGTCACATATAGTTTATATTACCGGTGATAATATTAATATTTTAAGTAAAAATAAATGGAATATAGATACGATTCATGGATACTGTAACAATATTGTTTTTTCTATAGATGGATTTGGACATATTTATCCCAAAGAACACAATGATGAACCAATTTACATAAATAATGTAAAATATAAATCATCCAATATTGATGTATGTGATATTGGTCCAAAAAGTTTAGTTCAGTTAAAAAATCTTATTAAAACATGTGATAAAGTAAATATGTATGGAAAAATAGGAAATGACGAATGTTATGGTAGCACATTATTTGGATTATTGGGCCAATAATATTCAAATAAACTATATAATGAAATCGTTGTTACAAATTCTGTCATTGTAACAAGTGCCATTTGCCTAGAGTCTTGTGTATATATATATGTAATTACACATGAAGAACTTGACGCTATGATACACCAAGATAATACTTTACAATAATATGATTTAGATGCCATTGTATTGTATATTTGAATAAACAATTAAATTGAAATAAACTAAATAATATTAAATATAGTAATGAATGAAGTATTGCCTCATTTATTAATCAATGATATGTATTATTATATTGAAAGTAAACAAAGTAACCTTCCTAAACAAATAGGACAAGTAATATATGTTGATTATATATCTAATGATAAGTATGTCATACATTTTAAATATATACAATCCATTGATATAAATAGTAAATGTATTCCCAATGGCCCTTATTATGGAGAAAATGGCATTGGATATCGTCATAATTATTATTTTAGATTTTATGAAATCCATAAATACAATTATTTTGAAAAACTCGAATTATTATATAAAAAAGCAATTAATCTATATTTACAGAAAATCACGGGAGATGTTCATTTTATATGGTATTAATTCCATGTATGATGTAGTTGCGAATTATTTTCATCTTTCAAAAATTTGTCTTTATTAAAATCATTTGTAGTGCTTTTAATGCATACATTTATATAATTCGGCATTGTCGCCGCTAATATATACATGGGTAGCACGCCTTTACCATATATTGTTCCAATTTCATAATTAATATAATTTAAAGAATCATTATTATTTATTTTAAAGCAAGTTAATACTAAATCAATATTATTATTCACATTGCTTCTTAATTTTTTAGTAGGAAAATTTCGTAAAAGATCATAACTTGCCATTGCATCATGTTTATTCTTCATCAAATGTAATTTTAAAAAATCTTCATAATCCTTTGCTATTTGCATTTTTGGTATATCTAGAATTATTCCGCCAATTCTATTTTTTAAGTATTTAGTAGTATCATCTATTCCAATTGTAAACACTACTCGCAAACTAGATTTAGTAATATAATTAAACAAAATATGCATTATTTTTCCCAATACAGTCCATCGATTGACCTTTTCTAATTCATTTGTATATATTTTTTTTCGAATTATATATGATTTGTCTCCTACATTAAGACCGTCTCTATTATACGTTAATAGCTTTAATCCCTGTTTAAAAATATAATATAATAAATATCCATCGCTAATAACAGGTATATATTTATATTTTAAAAAATTTACACTATTATCATTACAATTTAAAACAACATGTATTATAAAATCATGCAATATTTTACCATCACAATAAAAATGATTCAAAGCAAATTCTAACTGATGTCTTTTTTTACTAAATACTATTTTAAATGGTAATAAATGATTATTTATCATTGGAGGTGTAGTTGTATTTAAAATATTAAAAAAATCAGACTTCTTTTTTTGCTCGATGATTCCTTTGATTTTATAATTTACATACCATACTTGATTTATTTCCCAGGTTTCTATTCTTTTAATTATATCTGAAATTATTTTATCATATGTATTTAGTTTATCTGGAGTTATTGTTACACATCCAATCATATAATTATTCCATGTATTTTTATGAAATATTGCATCATTTGAATTTACATGTTCTATGCTTGTATCTCGCGAAAATTTATAATAATATCTAAATAAAACAAGTAATATAATTAATAATATTACAGTGCAAAATAAGTATTTTAACATTATAATTATTTACAAACTATTTTTCGTATAATAACTTATTTAATCCTTCTTCGAAATATATCAATGGTTTGTAAAATAGGTCTTTTTTAATATTAGAAATATCTGCTAAAGAATGAGGCACATCCCCTTTTCTGGTTTCTTTATAAATGGGTTCTATGGTGCACCATAATTTATAATTTATTTTATAATATACTTCTTTTATTGTAATGCTTTCTCCACACCCTACATTATATACATTACCAAATGCGACACTATTTTTCACACATAATGCTAAAATATTTGCATGAACCGCATTATCCACATAAGTAAAATCTCGACTATAAGTTCCATCTCCAAATATAATAGGAGCTTTATGATTTTTTATACTATGTATAAATTTTGGTATAACAGCGGCATATGGTCCATTTGGATTTTGTCTCGGACCAAACACATTAAAGTATCTCAATCCTATTAATTCCATGTCATAACACTTTACAAAAACATTTGCATACAACTCATTTATTTTTTTACTACATGCATATGGAGACAAAACTTCACCCGTTATATTTTCCTGTTTTTTTTGATTATTATTTGTTCCATATACAGAAGAAGATGTCGCATATACAATTCTTTTAATTCCTTCCTCTTTGGATGCCAGTAATATATTTAAAAATCCATTTACATTTGATACATGAGTGGATAACGGATCATGTATAGAACGAGGAACTGAACCTAACGCTGCTTGATGACATATATGGGTCATATCTTTTACCGCTTTACGACATGTTTCTAAATTACTTATACATCCATACATAAACTCAATCTTTGGATGATTTTTATTTATATTTTCTATATTTCCAGTTGATAAATTATCTAAAATTCTAATTTTATTACAATTTAATTCTATTAGTTTTTCAACAATATGTGAACCTATAAAACCGGCACCTCCCGTTACTAATACATTCATTGCTTCCATTTATTATATATTATTCGTAACATTATATCATAATATTTATTATATAATATTAATGAATAAATCTGATTTTTATAAAAAATATCCTAATTTTGACTGGAAATTTTATCTTAGTCATTATGAAGATTTAACACATGCCAAATTAAAAACGGAAGAACAGGCCATTAAACATTATTCTTTATATGGACACAAAGAACTTAGAAGAACGCATTGTATTGTAAAAAAACAACCAACCAATGATATTATTGATTTTAATGATATTTTAACAATGGCACCAATGGTTTCTATATCTAATTCACTGATTCATTTACTAACTCCATTTAAAAATAAATATAACTTTAAAAAATATACCAATCATACAGAACCATGTATATTTTTTGGTATATACAATGATTTAGATATTCAACGATTGTATAACCATAGGTCTATTAAATTTATTGTATGGGGGGGAGAAGATGTAAATCCTAAACGCTTCCATTCTAGACAAAATGTAAATGAAATTAAAAAACTAAATAATATAATACATGTATCCATTAGTAATTGTATTTATACAAGCTTATTAAAATATAATATAAATTCTATCCGAGTCCATTTTAACTTAGTAGATAATTCTTTATTTAAACCAGCTATTTCATCGCCTCCAAAAGATACTATATATATATATAATGGATTAATTCCAGGAAGAGAACATATATATGGTCAAAATATTTATAATCATGTAATCCAAAAATTACCCCAATTTAAAATAATTTATAGTAATATACTTAATAAACCTTATCATGAAATGCCTTCTATTTATGAAAAATGTTTTATTGCTCTTCGGTTAACAGCTCATGATGGTAATGCAAATATGGTGCAAGAATGCGAGTCTATGAATATACCGGTTATTCATAATCATAGCGAATATGGAATAAAATGGCGCAATGCAAAACATATTATAAATATTATTATGAATTATACTCTTAATTAATCCTTATTTCGTATTATATTTCTTTCTTCTATACATGATTCTAGTATTTTATGCATACTATTATTGGTTTTCATAAATTGCCTAAGAGCTTGTATGTCTTTTGGTAAACATCCTCCACCATAACTTAATTTTCCATCATGTCCCGGAACATTTGTATGCATTGGATGAATCCAATTATTTTTTAACATTAAATCTCTTACTGTATTATAATTACAATCTAATTTATTACACAATAAATATAATTCATTAAAAAATTGAATCTTTACACTATAAAAACTATTACAAAAAATTTTCATTGATTCTGCTTCATTTGAACTGCATGATGATATACATGCTTTTGGATAATGCTCTTTATAAAAATCACATACAATCTGTGAATAATCTTTATTTTCTGCACCAACTACAATATGTGATTGATTATGAAAATCTTCATTTGCGGTTTTTGCTGATAAAAACTCGGGATTTGAAACAAATTTTAAAGTATTATATTTAACAATCAATTGTTTCAATGTATTTGGTAATACAGTGCTTTTTATTACTATTACACCAGTATACATATTATGATATAAAAATTCACATGTTTCATATAATTCAGATAAATTATACATATTTTCAGAATTTAAATTACTGGGTAAGCATAAAAAACAAATGTTTGATTGTAAACATTCTTGCAAATTTCCTATGTTTTTATATTTGTCGTAAAAAATGCAATTTATATTTTTTTTTAAAAAACTATACATCAATGCATTTCCTACAAATCCTATTCCTATTATTGCAATTTTCATTAATTATATATTATAAGTTAAAAAGAACTTTTAAACTAAAATATATGAGTAATACAATTATTGTTATATTGGCAGGAGGAACTGGTAAACGTATGCAATCTGACTTGCCAAAGGTATTACATATAATACAGAATGAACCTATGATTGTAAAAATTGTGAAGCAAGCTATTTTATTTAATCCTATGAAAATATGTATTGTTGTGGGTATTCATAAAGATGCGATTCAAGAAACATTAGCAAAATACGTTGATATTACTAATATTGAATTTATAATACAAAATAATCCTAAAGGCACTGGACATGCTATGATGTGTGCCATACCTAGCATTGAATCCTATTTAACTTCCAAAGTTTTAATATTGTATGGAGATACCCCATTCATTAATTGCGAAACCATGCAATTAATCAATCAATCCAAACATCGTGTTACAATTACTACCATGTATAAGAAAAATCCGTCTGGCTCTGGAAGAATTATTGATATTAATAATCAATTCTTACATATTGTTGAAGAAAAAGATTGCACTTTAGAACAAAGAACCATTCAAAGAGTGAATTGTGGAACCTACTCTATTGAAAGTGCTTTATTATGTAAATATTTACCTCAATTAGATAACAATAATATGCAAGGTGAATATTATTTAACCGATATTATATCATTAATTAAAATCAGTGAAAACATAGAAATAAATATGATTACAATACCTCCTCATAAACAGCATTTGCTAATGGGTGTAAATTCAAAAGAAGAATTAAAAATATTAGAAAAATATATTAATGAATGATTATTACTATGATAGTTTTATAAAACCTTATATATCATTTATGGATAGAAAAATAATATGTAAGAAGGATAGATGGTTAATTGGATTATATAAACTAAATAATACTTTACACAAAAATCATATGGCAAATATTACCATACATACCGGTGGGCCTTGCTATAGATATTGTACATGTCATTATTTTACAAATGAAGATAAATTATTCTATTATAAATCTATTCAACATCATTTGTCATATCTCTAAACATGGTAAACATTATTTTAAATGTTTTTTTATATAAACTTTTTTCCAAATCATCTGGCATTAAATCTATTGTAAAAGGACCTAATTTTGTTTTACCTATATCTACTTGTTCTTTATTTTTTTCATACCAATTGTCTATAAATTCATCAACATAATGATGCCATTTTTTTTCATGCACCTCTTGTAATTGTTTTTCCAATTCCTTTATACGAAATTCTAATTTTTTCATTTTTTCATCTTCTTGTGAACTATTCTCTTGTGACATATATTTTATTTATATATAAAAAAATATACAAATTTTTTAATATATACATATTATTTTTCAACACTTTTTATAGTGTAAAGATTAATACATTTTATATAATTATTATATATTTCCTTACATGTTTCATTATTTGGTACATCTGCTTTAAAACATTCCAAAAATCGTTTCAGTTCAACAGGACATGGCGTTTTGGTGTAATCTATACTTATTCCTGATTTATTTGAATTATTTTTTTCTATCATTGTATATGGTATAAAAAATGACATATATACATATATATATAATATTTAAAACTAAATTATATAATTATATATTAAATATATGGCCGCTAATTTAAATGAAATAGATATGGATATAAATAATTATAATAATGATGAATTATTAGAGCTATTAGATCTTGACCATAATTTAGATTCTAAAGTATTAATGGAAAATATAGATAAAAAAACAGATGAATTAATAAAAGATTGTATTGCTCAGGATAAAGCAGATTTAGCAGACTTTTTTTTAAATGTTAAAAAAATGTTTATGGATAAATTAAATCAATCAATTACTCATAGTGAATCTAGCTCTGATTCATTTAATGGTAATATTCTCAATATTGATAAACTTTTACATATATTGAATATTGATTCAAGATTTCGATATAATTATGAAAATACGTCTTCTACTAATTTTGAAATCAATCTACCACAAAAACTTTATAATGTATGTGAACTTACACTAGCAAGTTTAGAACTTCCAAATACCTATTATGTATTCGCAGATGAATATTTTAATAATTATTTATGGATTAAGTATACAAATACAAGTAATGTTATTTCTTATGTATATATTTACATTCCTGATGGAAATTATTATTATGAAAATATTATATCTCGAATTAATACCGACTTTACCACTTTAGATATTCCTCTAACTATATCATATGATTATGATACATCAAGCGGTTCACCTCAAGGCACTGGTCGAGTTACTATTTCTGTAAATACTGGCGTAGCCTCTTATTTGACATATTCTTCATTCGAAATTAACCTAAATGCATCCCCATATCCTAATGCAACAGAAAGTGCTATATATACTGATTCTATCTATTATAATAGCACATTAGATTCTGACAATAGAATTGATTATACATTTGGATGGAAATTAGGATATAGAACAGCTTTATTAACAGGATTAGATTCGTATGTAAGTAAAGGTATTCTAGATTTCAGTGGATTTAGATATCTATATCTTTCTATTGATGATTTTAATTCTAATTCTAACTTAAATAATTATTCTAGTTCAAAATATGGATTATTAGACCCAAATATAATAGCGCGAATTACCTTGGCTGGTGCTGTTTTTGCTCTACAAACACAAACCGATTATTCTGTGTTTACTGATCCTAGAATTTATTTTGGACCGGTTCATTTAGAAAAATTAAAAATTAGAGTATATAATGAATTTTTACAAATAATTAATTTAAATGAAATTGATATATCTCTCACCTTAAAAGTAAAATGTTTATATCATGTCCCATCTCAAATAATAAATGCTGAACAAAATGCTACGGATCAATATTTTAATTCATCGTAATTATTAATATTATAAAATAGTATATGGCTTCAGTAAGAACTTTAGTAGGAACTTCTTCGGGTGGTATATCTACGAGTGGTGAATCAAGCACTTCAGCTACATTGAATGCATTAATTCCAGTTGAGCAACATGATATTTTATTAGATTCTACAAATAATTATTATGAATTAGAACATAATAATAATTATTATGATATATATAATATTTTTTATGATTTTGCTATATTTCCATCTATTATATTACCAGAATTAACAGATGATTTTAATGGCAAAACAATAACTATTATAAATAATGATGCATTAACTATTAATATATCTGTATATGATACAAGCACTGATACAATAGCTAGTGCAGGAATGGTTGGTCTTTCAAGAGATTCAGATGGTATATCCGAACTTAAATCTCCAGCTACTTCTATTAATTTACCTCCATTTATGGCAACTAAATTGATTGCAACGAATACTACTATTAATACTATTGAATATAAGAGATGGCATACGCTTTTACACTAAATAAAAATATTAGTAATAAATATATGAGCGGATATACTTATTACATGGGCAGTTCAGATGTATATGTAGAAGATACAAATGATGGCAATGGTGCTTTTTTAAATACACTAAATACAGCTACTTCAAATAATCATGTTGTAAATAAATCATATGTAGATGGTCTCGTTATGGATGTTCAGAGACAAATACAATATTTTGGAGGAATACCTAATGCATATTGGGTAACCGGAAATACAACAGCATCTGATTTAGGATTAGAACCGGAAGTTACCTATAGTGATGGAACAGATACTATTAGCAGAACCTTTTATTCAACTATAGATGCAGCTATAACCGCTGCAGCAGCTTCATCTAATAGTGATACCTATACTGCATATATTTATATTCAGGCGGGAACATACACAAGTTCTTCATCTTCATCTATTACTATAAATACATTAACTGGTACTGGTGCAAATTTTAATGTTGTATTTATAGGCGAAGGTAATACGGGTGATGTGATTATAGATATGAATGATAGTGAGTATGGATTTTTATCTGATACGATTGATTACACTTCTACTTCATCTATTGGATTTCAAAATATTACATTTCAAAATGCATCTAAATATGCTTTAAAACTCGCAGGTAGTAATATAACTATCAAAGATTGTGTTTTTAAAAATTGTGGATATTTAAATAGTTTAACTATGCAAGAATCGGCTAGTACATTATCAACTAATTATAATGGAACTAATGGAATTCAAGAAGGAGGTGCAATTTATATTGATGGAGGTGGGTGGTCAGGAGAGACTCTTATTACTTCTGTATCTACCGGTTCTACTATAACTAACTCTGGTGAATGTGTAATTATTACAAATTGCCAATTTGAATATACTGCATCCGCTATATATATTGACAGAGGATTTTATGGTAATATATCAAAATGCACATTTAAAGATTCTGGAAAAACTCCTATTTATTTAAAAGATTCTTATAGAAGTGTTGTTCAAAATAATGTAATATATTCTAGTTATGCATCAGGAATAATGTTTTGTGGATGTTTTCGATGTAATATTTTAGATAATTCGATTTATAATACATGGAATTCTGCGATTTGCTTAGAATATAGTCCTCATACGGTAGTTCAAAATAATATTATGAACTTTGTAAATTCTCGTTCCTATAATGGTGTAGGTTGGTATCCTACTTACTCCGGGTCAGCAGATTATACTAGTGCAGATAATTACAAATCTTATGCAGATGCTTCTATTGTTATTAGAGGTGAAAATGATATTTATGTTCAATATTGGATAATTATTTTAGATAATAACGGTCCAGGTAGATCAACTCTTGCCAGAGTAACTGCTGAACCGGAAAATGAAAATTCTAATTTTACTTCCACAAATGCTGATGCACCTGAATCGGAACCGGAAGCTTATTTTGAACAGGCGCCCGGAACTAGTTTAGGTGGAGTAAATAATAGTAATGCTTGTTTATTTATGAATAATACATTAAATCGGGGAGGCGGTGGCTCTCAAACAGGTTACTCTAATGCTCATGTTCAGGGATTATATATAGAGACGAATGTTGATTTACCAGTAATCATTCATAATTTTGTAGCTGTTCAACCATTTTATATAAGCAATTCTTTAACATTTACAAATTGGAATAATTATCAATATGAACAAGAACCTGGATATGCAATTATGATTAAAAATGATTCAACTCAAGCTACCATGGTTTATAACTCATGCTCATCGTTTGGATATAATGTTGATTCTGAAACTACAAATAATGCAGTAGGATTTAATTTACAAGTTGAACAAAGTTCTTAAAATTATAATATAAATAAAACTATATTATAATTCTATGAAAGATTTACAAATATATTTGGAAAATATTAAACAATGGACCGAAATAGATGTTTGTTCTCCAAAAACAAAACAAATTATTTTATCCAAAATAGAAGAAGATAAAAAAAATCCCCATTTATTTAATATACATTTTTATTTACAATATCAAAAATGTTTTAGTGAACTAGGTAAAACTAATTTAGATGTTATTGAAGTATCTAAACCATGGAAAAAAGCTATAAATGTTGTTAATACTGTAGTAAAATTAAAAAAAAATTTAAAACGGCATAATGAAGCAATTATACATCCAATGTAATTTTATTATTAAAGCATTTTTTATACAATACAATACAAACTAATATTGCTCCAAATGCTCCCCAATAATATCTATGAAAATCTTCCATAGTATTTTATAGTTATTTTTTTAATTTTTTTAACGCATTTTCCTTTATATTTAATGCATTTTTACGCGTTCTACTATATTTTTTATGTTTTATTGTTTTCCTTTTTTTCCTTTTTTTCCTTTTTTTCTTTTTTTTTGTCGTAGTTCTACCTGTACCTTTAAGTGTACCTTTAACTGTATCTCTAACATTGCGACAAAATCTTTTATAAAGGACGGGGACTGGGTCACCTAATAAATTTTCTAATCCAGCACTACAACGATCTATCGCTCTTGAACCAAATAAACTTGAACTATTGAATCGTGTTTTAGGTGGTTTATTTAATTGTTCTTTTGATTGGTTATAATTCTTTATACATGATACTTTATGGTTCATACCTTTTATCGCTTCATCTATTTTATTATCATATAAATACATATATAGTTCAAATAATGAATTATAATAATAAATATTACCATAATTACCTGGTTGCATAATAAATGTATCAACACCATTACGATCTACAAATGGATATTTATTTTCTACATCTTTTATATAAATATCTTTACCATGCTGAAGATATGGACCAACATGTAATAAGTCAATAGCATCAATCGCATCATCTCTCTTTCTCTTTGTTGACGTTGAACTCGCCGCATCTAGTTTAGACGTCGGTTCAGTATACATAAGATTATATACAACCGACCCCCATCCTACTAAAAAATACTTCTTTATATACTTAGGATTAGAAAGACTATCCTTTGTATATGTTTCCCATTCTTTAAGTTTACTAACTTTTTTCGCCAAATTTGGATAAACAGACCCATTAAAACACTGAACATGAGAATTTAATAATGCTGTAATATTATCACGTTCTGATTTGTTACCCTCGTAATTTTTCATTTCATCATCAGTCATTTCACCCAATACATCAGAATATCTTGTAGATAGTATCTGACACTCATCGTCCATAGTATAATATATAAATATTTTAATCTAGCTTAGAACATTTTAGTTCTTTTATAATATTTACTCTTCCGTTTCTTAAAAAAGATTTATCCATAGCATGGATATCATTAATATGTTTGTTTGAACATAACAATAAGATTAAATTGGGATATATTCCCATTCCAATTTTATCTAAAAATCCATTCCATGTCATCTTATTATAAATTTGCACAGGATAATTTTTATGTCTTCTTATATTTTGTTCATGTATATTTTTTAGTATTATATCTATTTCATCCAACAATAAAACAAGTGGTTTTTCTCGTCTAGGTTTAACAATTGAATATAAATCTTGAAAATAATCGCCAGGATCTGTAGGTTGAAACGTATTGCAATAACTTCCATTGACTTCTTTAGATATTAAATAACTCATAAAGGTTTTTCCAGTTCCTATATTACCATATATATAAGCTACAGTGCAATTATGATTATTATAATGAGATATAATATCATTTGCTATATTTTTTTGATTTTTTGTAAAAGATTGATTAATATATAAAGTTCTACTATGATATGTAAAATAACTATAATTACCACACCGAGAATAATAATTAATTACCTTATTATTTTCATCACATAACTCTATTTCTTTATCACATTGATTGCGACTTCCATTTGTTATAATACTGCTTTTTAATGCATTATCCAATAACCTCTCTCGCGTTTTTTTTGAGGACATGATATACAATACACGACTATCTTCACAATCTGGAGACCAACAAATATAACGAGGAATAAATTCTTTCTTATTTTTATGAATAATCATTCCTATTGGCAAACCGGTTTCATCATAATAAATACAAAAATCTCCCTTTATATTACCTCTAATATAATTTATTTTTTCTCTGTTTGTAATTCTGTATATTTTTATATCCACCAATGAAAATAATAATAACAAATAAGGTTTCAGTAACATCCATATTGCTTGAAAATTACTTGATAATAGTATTAGAGTATAAAACATTTTGTCTTGCATATGTAATATTCTTTTTTATGTTTATATCTATTTATTTTAAATTATTATCATCACAAAAAAACCCAGCCTCTGTATTTTTTAATACGATATATCATGTAATAGTATATCCCCGCGAAATGAGCGAAGCTTATTATTTGGCATCTTTTTCCTTTTTTTTACAAAAAGTTCAGCGTACATTTCAAAAATGGACATTTATTTTTGTCCTTTTTTGAAAAGTAAAATGTACTTTTCGTAAAAAAAATGAAAGTTTTGCTCGCCTACATCGATGTAGGTGAATTTTGAGAAAAGCGAATTTTATGTAGGCCTACATGATTTTTCAAATTTATGATTTTTTCATTGGATTCGCTTTTCACAGAGTCCCGTTGGTTAAGAAAAAATAGGAGAAAAACACGCTTTTTTTTTCTTACCATAAAATGGTAAGCTTTTTAAAACTCGTAAAAAACACCATTCCTTTTAAGCTTAGGCTAACAAAAAATAGGGATTTTTTGCCTATTTTTTTTCTTACCATAAAATGGTAAGCTTTTTTAAAACCAAAAAAAACACCCCATCATTTTAGGGTTGGCTAACAAAAAGTAGGAGATATCAGTTGTTACCATAAATTCCAAAATAGAACTATGCGTATTATTGAATATCAAGTAAAAATAATATATTACGACCATGAAACCTGAATTTATGGTAAGGTGAAATAAATATGTTATGGCTAACAAAAAAGCGGAAAAAAGCGGAGCAAAAAATACATTGATTTTTTAAAAGCATATATCATAATAATATTTTCAATATGTATATATTTTTTACATGATACACAAAAAATGCTAACTTTGGCTAACAAAAAAGCGGAGACTGAAAAATTAAAAAATAATAATATTTAAAAAAAAAATAACCAGTTATACTAATGAGTGAAGAAATATATGAATGCATTACATGTTCTACAAAATATAAACGGAAAGATTATTATAAAAAACATTTATTAACATCAAAACACTTAAATGCTAATAAAAAAGTAGATAATAATTTTCAATGTGCAAAGTGCGGTCGTTGTTATAAACATAAAAGTAGTTTAAGTAAACATGTTTCCAATTGTCCTTATAATAATATGGTATCTCATGAATCTAAAACCCATGATTTGGAAAAAATGTTTATAACCATGATTGAAGAAAATAATGAATTAAAGAAATCTATTAAAGATTTAACCCAAAAAGTAGGCCCCACGCATATACAAAATAATTTTAATCTGAATGTATTCTTAAATGAAAAGTGTAAACATGCACTTAACATTAAAGATTTTATTAAATCATTAAAAATAGAATTAGATGATATTTATTATACTAAAAATAATGGATTAGAAAAAAGCATATCTAATATATTTTTAAATGGATTAAAAGAATTGGGGGAATATAAACGTCCTATACATTGTAGTGATGCAAAACGGCAAACCTTTTATATTAAAGATGAAAATGCATGGGAAAAAGATACAAATAAAGAGAAATTGAAAAAGTCTATAAATGTCGTGCAAGATAAACATATTAAAATATTAACCGACTGGGAAGATAATAATCCAAACTGGAAAAATAATGACCAAAAAAAAGACGAATATATTGCAATCGTTCAGCAAGTCATGTGCACTATTAATGAAGATAAAGTAGTTCGTGAAATTTCGAAAAAAACAATCATAGAAGATAAATAATTTATATGGTAAGCTTCTCTTTAATCCATTCATAATTTGGCTCTTCATCGTATTTCATTATTTTAATATAGTCTAAAATTTGCACCAACATATCACATCCCGATTTAAATACTTTCTTATAGTCTACATTATTTTTAATATATTTCATAATTTTATGAGTTACTTCTTTATCTTTACATATACAATAAGACCATGGCAAAAATCCATTATATAACTCAAATAACATATATATAAATGATTCCATGTCATCTCTTCTTGAATATTCAACTCCATTATGCACATTTATGCTTACATATTTTGCAGTGCCTATAATTTTATAACCTTTTTTATATATGATATGTTCCTCTTCTTTCATATAATATTTAGATAATCCAAAATCAATGATGCAGATTTTTGAATCATCAAATACAAAATTTCCGGGCTTAATATCTCTATGCACAATTCCTGTTTGATGTAATTTTTTAATTAAATCTAATATTTGTATTCCAAAATCACATGTTTTTTTTATACTTAGAGATTTATTTTCTTTAAGATAGGATTGTAAATTATTTTTTATATACTGTAAGGTAATATATGTGTATTTTTTTCCATGATTACCATATAATTTAAATTTTGGAGTGATATTTACATTTGATTTTTGTAAATATAAATATATTTCAGCCTCATGCTTTAATATGGGGGTTTGCGTGTTAGTTTTTTCTACTTTAATCGCAACATATTCATCGGTATAAATATGTTGTGCTAAATATACTTTTGAAAACCCTCCTTTTCCTATTAATTGAATTATTCTATATTTACTATTGATAATCATTAATTATAGTAATACAATGTATTTAAATATTAATTAATACGCGTATAGATTTTACATTGAATTGTATATGTAAATAGAAATATAAGTTAAACACTTGTCATATAACTATATAATGGTAATCCTATGTGATTCTGATTTAGAATTTCAATCTAAATTACCTGATACATTAGAAACACATTTTAAGTTTGAATTAAGCCCGTTTCAAAATTGGGCTATATATGGATTATTAAATAATGGGCATGTTCTAGTTACTGCACATACTGGGTCTGGTAAAACGGTTCCTGCAGAATTTGCTATAAATCATTTTACAAGTATAGGAAAAAAAGTAATATATACAACACCAATAAAAGCACTAAGTAATCAAAAAATGCACGAATTTACACATAAATTTCCAGATATATCTGTAGGATTATTAACCGGTGATTGTAAATGCAATTCTGATGCGGATGTATTAATCATGACAACTGAAATATTACGTAATCATTTATTTAATTGTAAAATATTAAATAAAGAAAATCAAGGTCCACTTGATTTTACGATTGATTTAGAAAATGAATTAGGATGTGTAGTATTTGACGAGGTTCATTATATTGCGGATCCAGAAAGAGGTAGCGTATGGGAACAATCTATTTTATTATTACCGGATCATATTCCAATGGTAATGTTATCGGCAACAATTCACAAACCTGAAGTATTTGCTTCATGGGTAGAAGAAAAAAAAAAGAAAACGGTATATGTTTGTGCTACAAATAAACGAGTTGTTCCGTTGATTCATTATAGTTATATCACAATGCCAAATAGTAATTTAGAAATGATTATGGATAAAAAAATGAAGCTAGAACTAGAAAATAACATAAATCGTTTTTCTATATTAAAGTCAGGTCCTGAATTTAAAGATATACATTATGATAAAATGAAAAAATGTGTTGATTATTTTGAAAAAAATAATATACGAGTGCCACGAAAATTTGTCATGAATACATTATGGAAAGATTTAAAAAAACAAAATATGCTACCTGCATTGTGTTTTGTATTTTCTAGAAAGCAAGTTGAAATTTGTGCTTCGGAAGTATCTCAATCTTTATTTGATGAGCATGACACAACACCATCTATTATTAAACATGAATGTAAACAATTACTTGTAAGTCGATTTAAAAATTGGAGAGAATATGTGAATCTTCCTGAGTTTGAAAAAATGGTAAGTTTAATGGAAAAAGGCGTGGCAATTCATCATGCGGGAATTTTACCTATTTTTCGAGAAATGGTTGAATTAATGTATGATAAAAAATATATAAAATTATTATTTGCAACAGAAACATTTGCGGTTGGATTAAATATGCCCACTAAAACAGTGGTATTTTCTAGTGTATATAAATATAATGGAGTAACGATGAGAGAATTGTTTAGTAATGAATATACCCAAATGGCTGGTCGAGCGGGTAGAAGAGGTATAGATACTATCGGTCATGTCATTCATTGTAATAATTTGTTTGAAATACCACCATGTTCCAACTATAAAAAAATGTTAAACGGTGAACCACCCGTTTTAAAATCTAAATTCAAGATAAACTATAATTTAGTATTAAGTATTTTAAATAGTGAGGATTTTAAAGAAAGTCAATCATTAGAAAAATTGACATCCTTTGTAGAAAAAAGCATGATGCAGTCAGATATTAATGCCGGCATTACTTGTGCACTTACAAATGTAAATGAGTTGGAAGAAAAATATAAGAAACAATTATATTATGTGGAACACTTGAAGACACCTAAGGAAACATTAGAGACATATCATAAATGTAAATATATTGGGGAATATACCAATCAAAAAAAAAAGAAGGAACAGCAACGCATGGCTCGTAAATATGAAATAGATTATAGAACTATAAAAGAGGATTATGAATGTTTTTTAGAGCTTGATAAAATACAAAAAAATATTGAAAAAGAAAAGCAATTAGGTCATTATGCTAAGGCTTTTGTAGAGACAAATATTCAACATATAATAAATATTCTAATGGAAAGAGAATTTATTACATCTGATTGGAATCTAACAAATAAAGGTATATTAGCCACATACATGCATGAAGTGCATTGTTTAGTATTTGCGGATTTATACACAAATACAAACGGATTTAATGATTGCTCTGCAGAAGAATTATGTGGACTATTTAGTTGTTTTTCAGATATAAAAGTATCTGATGATGTGGTATGTTATCATTTTCAATATAGTAAAGAGTCATTCAAAAATACAGTGCATTCTTTAAAAACGCTTCATGATATTTATTATGATATGGAAGTAAAACGCGAAATAGATACTTGTTCTAGTTATAAATATCAATACGATATTATACATTTTTCAATAGAGTGGTTTAATGCAGAAGATGAAGAAACATGTAAGTTAATTCTAAATAAGGTTAAGAAAAATAAAGATATTTTTATGGGAGATTTTATAAAAGCATTGTTAAAAATAAATCATATTGTTACTGAAATGGAAAAAGTAACGGGCATTTTAAACAATATGGAACTATTGCAAAAGTTACGAGCAGTGCAGGAAAAAACAATGAAATTTGTAGCAACGACCCAATCATTATATATATAAGCTACTTTATAGAAATTAATTTCCAATGAGATATACTATTTATTTCGGTTACTTTATCCACATTTAATAGTTTAACTTTTCCTTTCCAATATCCTATAATATACCATATATTTTCATAATCTATATATCTTTCAATACCGTCGTCAAATTTAAAAATGTAATATGGCTCATTTTTATTCATATTACATTTTGTAAACTCTATTGTCATTATACTATAATGGGATAATTATTTATATTCATATATAACTCTTTTGTATAATTTGTAACAATAATAAAACGTTTATGCAACAATTCCAGAATTTCTATATAACATAATTTGTCTCTATTTAATCTTGTAGTATAGTGATGCGTTTGTTTTTTTTTATATTGTATATAGTCTTTTATTTCATTCATTAGTCTATCTATTGTTATAGTAATACATAACTGCCATCCAGCATCATTATTTAATTCATAATAATAGCTTTGATAAGTATTTAAAAGTCTAAATATATAAATTAAATCTTGTATTTTTCTATCAATTATTAATAGCGATTTGTTTTGTATATATAAATCATTATTAATATTATTTAATAATGCTACAATCTTATGAATAAACATAGTTTGATTATACCATATTAAATTTTCTATTTGATATAATAATCCTGGATTCTTATATTTTAAAGATTCTCCATAATAAGATAATATTTTATTTTGTAAATCAATAGGTAACTTATTATAAATCATATATATATATTATAATTATATTTATACCATAATATAAGATGGTTGCATGGCGATTCCACAAATTCCTGAATCATTTGTGCTATTAGACCTAGCAATTTTTACATACCCATTTTCACCCCAGTCATCTCCCCAACTATTCTTCACCAACCAATAATCCTTTCCATCTTCAGAACCATATCCAACAATCAATACACCATGGTCTAAATTTGTTCCACAAGAATATTCATCTATCACTCCTCCTGAATAAAATTGAAATATTCTCTGGTCAGCTTCAATGGCTACAGAAACTGGACCATTTGCTACCGCTTCTTTGAGATGAACTTGGTTATTTGGGGTTACATCAACACATTGTGAAAATTTAGCAACTGGAATACAATTCATACAAGAAGATAATTCGGCTTCATATGGATCCTCTTCCTCTGAACACATTCCATTATCAATTGCATAATTGAAAGCTGAATCCATCAATCCACCATTACAAGCCATGTCACCATACTTTCTAGAACAATCCAATAGTTGTTGTTCAGATAAACTTATAAGTGTTCCCTGAGAAATAGCCCATGCTCCTTCCATGGCACCTGTTGCTGAAAAGCTCCAACAACTACCACATTGACCTTGATTTTTTACGGAAGTCACGGCATTGTGATTGCGCCAATCTATACTATTTGGCAAATCAATGTTTTTAAAACTATAGGCTATACACGACGTTCCAATAGGACTTTTATAAAATGAAAGATTATTATCATCATTATAGCACCCTTTTGAGGTTACATACGAAAATGTAATATCATTCATAAATCCAAATTTATTCAAACTTGTTTCAAAGTTAAAATTATTCTTTTCAATGAATTCTAGATTTTCTAAATATTGATTAAAATGTATATATAAATTATCATTTGGATATACCGGCCAATGATATTTTTTAATATCTTTCGCAAAATCTGGAAATTTTTCATGACTTGATATATCATTTGCATATACCATACATAATAGACTATTCATAATCAATGCATTCATATACATCATTAGTGTATATTATACAATCGCTTTATATTAATACTTTAATATATTATCCTTTGTTGCCTATTTGCTTTCTATTATATAATTGAATAATATTATTACAGATTATCATATATATATTAATATAGTGTATAAATAATATGAAATGGTTACGCATATTATTTCTATTTTTTCATCGAAAAAATATTCATCATAAATACATTCATTATAAAAAAATAAATTATAATGAAATAAGTGGATGTGTTGAAGCAAATGTAACTAAAAATATAGCGCAACAATTTAATGCAACTCGTGGAAATTGTTTTAATCAAAATTGTAAATGCTATGAAGGAAGTAGATATATACCTTTAATTGGTAAAGTAAATGGATATTCTTGTTAAACTTTTTTTCTTTTTCTTTTTCTTTTTTTTTTTGAACGTTTCTTTTTTTTTAAACGTTTCTTTTTAAGTTGTTTCGTCTTTTTTTTTTTTATTTTTAATCGTTTTATAGCACGAGCTTTTTGTGGTCTATTTGATGCAGACCCCCAATCTATAATGGCTATATTACGATTAGGTAATATTTTTACATTTCCAAAATGTATTCCAGTTATTTTTTTTTGTTTTTTTGAACGACTCTTTGTTTTTTGTTTAGCAAGAAAAGCATGTCTTGTTGAATATAATGGTTGAGGTTTATCTATTGGATATACACTATGATATTGAAATAAATCATTATGATGTATAAAATGCCTACGCAAATTTAGGTCAATATATTTAACTCTTTTTAATATATTAGCCTGCTGTAATGAATCTAACGTTTTATATTTAGCATAGGTCATTTCTATATGATCTATCCATTCTGATAAAATATATAAATATAAAATATCATATTCTATAGCATAACAAGTAAACTCTACATATGGGCAATAAGCCCCGCTCATATTTAACATTATATCATGTGCTTTTTCTTGATAATATATTTCATCTAAATAAGAGGTTAAAAGATTTTTCCAACATTTTTCATCTTCTATTAAAGATATGCTTAATGTTTTCATAGCTAATTCTTTATTTTTAAAAGTAATTTTATACACAACTACATCAAACACACAATTATCACCAGGTGACTTTTGTTTTTTAACAACAAATGTTTTTTCTCTAATATTATCATGTATGATTTGTGAGATTTGTCCCGTTAGATTTGCTGGTTTATGTTTTATACCATTTATATTAGCATAACTATTTATTTCTCGGTCAACTTTCAAATGTAATGTATCATATGAAGATTTATCATGGATTTCATGTATTATAATTTGTCTATTTAATTTATATTTATCATGCACTTTATTTTTTTTTAAAGCCTTAGGAGGAGGTATATAGAGTCGATGATTATTTGTAATTTCTGGTGGAGATAAGTCATCCTCTGATTCTTCAGTTAAATAATCATCTACTTTATTCATTATATAATATAAAAGATAATAAATATATATACACCTATATATATTATATGATACGTGCTATACAGGGGTCATTCAAAAAATATGTCTTTTATAAGCCAGCATATACATTAATACCTAAAATGACAGTTAAAGAACGAGAATTAATAAAAAAAAAATTACTAGAATTACCATTACTATAGCAATTGCAAGCGAATTTTTTTCTTACAATTACTTTCATCCATAAATACAAATAATTTAAACTGTTGCTCAGAATAATTTTCATAATAAGTGAATAAAGATATTCTTGATACCAATTTAATGTGATTTAAATATACATTATATTGATACATACCACTATGTGTTTTTACTCGGTCAAATAAATAACCGGAATGTGTTTTTATTAACTGTTCATTATCTTTAGAACACAAATCTAGAATTTCACATTTATTTTGAACTTTTCGAATCGCTCTCATAGATTGATTGATATACTCCAAGTCTTTTATCCATATTTGATAAAAATCTAATGCATCACTTGTAAACTCACATAATCCTAGTTCTATTTGCATCATTAACATATTTAGCAAATCTACCAGTCTTCGAATAGGTGATGTAATATGTAAATAACTATCTATGCTTTTATGCATTAATGATTTATATACGGAATCAATATGACTGGTATATTGTGCTCTACAATAACTAAAATTGTGAAAAAATAATTTAGCACTTTCAGGAATGGAATCTGGAACATTTTCATTTTCCTTTTGTTGCACGCTTCTAAAAATACCTTTATTTTTACTTAACATATATTTTGAACACTCATAATTCATAAATATTGCCATATAAGATATTAATTCATAACTATTGGATACGTGGTGTATTAAGGGATTTATTTTTAAAAACCCTTGCACTATTTGAAATATGTGAGTATAATCCTTATCTTTTAGTAAATCATCGCTTTCATACACAAAATTTTTATGTATTTTAATGAGTGAATTGCAAAAGGTAATTTCTTTTATACTATAATCACTATTTAAATGTAAATCCATTGTAAAAGCAATACGCGGTTGATTTTCTTGCAAACTACACAAACAATCACTCAATATAGTAGGTAACATAGGTCGCTTTTTATCTGGTAAATAAATGGTGGATACTCTTCTTGTAAAAGACCTCCATAAATGCAAACTTTCTAACCATAAAGGGACGTTTGCAATATAAACACTTAAGATATTATCTTGAAAACCAAGAGCATCATCATAATCTTGACAACTTTCTGAATCAATGGTAAATGTTTTGTAGTGTTGTCTATCTTGAATTTGAAGCGTTTTACATAAATCTAATATAACTTCTTCACTTTGTTTTTTTTTTAAAGCAATTGTAGTATCTTCATTAAACTTTTTTATAGATATATTAAGATTTTTACAATATAATAAGTAATGATAATAGGTATGTAAATTATCTACTGAACCTAATACTTCAGTTAATACGCCGTAAGGATGCTTATCTTTCCATTCATTATAGGAAAATAATACATATAGATTGAGTTGTTTTTTATGAAACGTATTCTTTATAGAATAAGGTATTAAAACATGAGGCAGTCTTTTATCATTTGGAATACATTCATAATAAAATTTTTTACCACATCTTCCAAATGTATTTTTTAAAGATAAAACACCACATGTATGTTTACAGAGTAGTGCATATGAATGAGATACAACAGGAATATTATCTTTTATATCAAAAATATCATTTGAAAATAATTTATGAGTTAATGGACACAGTTGTAAATCAATTGGTAATAAATCACTTGTTTTATAATAAGTGTATGATTTATATTGATGGTCATCAATAACCACTTTATACATTATATATAGTAGTTATCTTAGGTTTATATATTGTTTCTATATATTTATAATGGACTGAAAGGTGGAAAGGGTATGAATTCCAAATTATTATCTTTAAGATTTAAATATTTGTTATTTGGATTAAAAATATAATCTAAATATTCTTTATTTTGTATAGAATCTTTATATCCTGTTTCATATAATTCAATCAAAGAAGATATATTATTTGAATAATGTAATAAATTATAGAAATATAAATTTATATTTTCATCATTAAACATAAATGGATATATGATAAAATGATTGTATATATTTTGAGGTGGAAATTTAAATATACCCCCATCAAATCCTATACGCGTTTCATTAAATTTTTGTATAATATTATCTGATGTAATATATGGAATATGAGAACTAACAATACAACAGTCAATTGCCATTTCTAATCCACCAATATTATCAATAATATTGGATTTTAAACGTTGATTACTTAATTCACTAATACATATATTTAATTTACTAAAATCAAAATCATGGTCTTTATAATTGTCTATTAAAAAATCTCGCAGTTTATATTGTAACATGCTAATAGATGTAATGTTTTTTAACAGTTTATCCTGAAATATTCTATTCATAATTTCCCGAGGATTTTCATTATAACACATTAAAAGAGCATTCCACGCCCCAGCCGAAGCTCCTAAATAAGAGTAATTTTTTAAATCATATTTTTCTTTTATATAAGAGGCGACACCCATGGTATAAAATCCTCCAAGCCCACCAGGCGTAATAGATATATACTTTTTTCGAAGTATATTAGGATTCATTCGTTTATATTTTTTTGAAACAGGTAGAAATCTCCATGCATTTATATATAATAAAAACCAATGATATAAAATAAATATATACAATTTCATCTAATATAAGTATTGTATATATTTTTAAATAATATCTATATCTATATATATGAATATGTCAAAGAAAAAACTGTTTAGGAAAAAACTGTTTAGGAAAAAAACCAAAGTTAGGCGTCGTATTAAAAATAAAACAAAACAACGTAAGCAACGACAAACGAAAAAGAGTAACAAAATCAGAAAACGTAAACCACGAAGAAAAACTAGACGAAAGGGGGGGACGGGGGAGGAGGAGAAAAAGGGCGAGGAGGAACTCGCGAATGCCGTGAAGAATGTGGTGGTGGAGAACCCAGACTTTGGACTCAACCACGTGATGCGTGCGCTGAAGGGCTCGGGGGTGTTTGGGGACTTGAATCAGCGGAAGCAGGAGGTGCGCAAGTATATTTTGGGGCCTCCGCCGGAGCCGGAGGCGAATAAGCCGGCTCAGGCGGCGACGGCGGGAGTGCCGGCACCACCACCTATTAATGATATTTTCGTGAAAACATTATACAAACAAATAGAACAATTCACATTATTAGAAGAATTCACATTAGAACAATTAAAATCTCTCAAAGTCAACATTACCGAAGCATATACTAAGTTGAATGAAACAAAACAAAATATAATAAGATTATTAAATGATAAGAATATAAAATTGAAAAAAGATGCTAATCAAAAAAAATTAGAATTATTGTATTACAAGAACATGTTGTTACATGCTAAACATATGGTGATTCTAAAAATAATAACGGCCTTAAAAAATGGCGAAAATATTACTACCTTGATAGGCGATTATAACAACTTTTTTAAAAATGACGATATATTCGGTCTAGAAGACAAGTTCTACGATACTATTGCAGACCTTATTAGTAATGGCGGAAATGAGGGCTATAAGATATGGGCGAATGTATATAATCGATTTAAAAAAATTATCCCTGAACTGGAATCCAGATCCACACTACCTCATAAACACTGGACAAACCTCACGAGACACGCTCGCACCGCCCGCTCCTCGCGAGAGGGGGGGGCTGGTTCCTCCCCTCTGCGCACAGCCATCTTCAAGCTGAAGAAGGAGGAGGGCGTGACACTTGAACAAATGGGAGAGTTCCTTACAGTCAATCATCTCATAGACGCTACGGAAAGTCCGAGCGGTGGCGGCGGCTTAAATATAAAGAATATCCTGATGAAGGAAATGGACCAAATGGACGATGCGATGGAGGATAGATACCCCATACAGGTTAGTGACGCGCTGGAGGTTGTGGCCAAAAAGGAGAAAGATCTGGCATCATCAGTTACAGCCTTCGAGGAGCGCAATGAGGGGGAAGGGTCGGGAGCTACTCTAGCTAGAATCTTACGGCGAATTCAGTGAATCTTACTAGGGATTTGGGCTCAAATTTTACGCCCATCTCAGGATAAAATTTTATTGGAAATCTCAATAACACGAAAACGACTTGGGTTAAATCGAATAGTGGGAAATTTTGCTATTTAGAACCTTCGTATGAACGAACCTTCATATGAACAAGTAAATTAACTTATTAACTCAACTAGGAGCTCACTAATTATAAGAAGTTGATTGAGCAACTCAACTAGGAGCTTAAGATTTGGCCTTCTTGAGTGATTAGCTCATTGAGCTTGAGCGCCTAGCTCATTGATTTAATCAATTGAAAAATCCTAATTTTGCTCATTGAGTTATAATAGACTTGCTAGGAATTCCTAGCTAGCTAGAAAAAAATTCCAAAAATCAGAAAAAAAGTCTAGCTAGGAATCCTAGAGAGCAACTCAACTAGGAGCTCACTAATTAAGGAAGTTGATTGAGCAACTCAACTAGGAGCTCAAGATTCGGCCTTCTTGAGTGATTAGCTCATTGAGCAGCTCAAGATCGAAGGATCTTGAGTGATTAGCTCATTAAGCTTGAGCGCCTAGCTCATTGAGTTAATCAATTGAAAAATCCTAATTTTGCTCATTGAGTTATAATAGACTTGCTAGGAATTCCTAGCTAGCTAGAAAAAAATTCCAAAAATCAGAAAAAAAGTCTAGCTAGGAATCCTAGAGAGCAACTCAACTAGGAGCTCACTAATTAAGGAAGTTGATTGAGCAACTCAACTAGGAGCTCAAGATTCGGCCTTCTTGAGTGATTAGCTCATTGAGCTTGAGCGCCTAGCTCATTGATTTAATCAATTGAAAAATCCTAATTTTG